TCACTCACATTAGGATTAGGTTTGTTTTCAGTTTTTCTACCATAGACAGAACCTTGTCTTGCCTTTTCCATTTGCCCCGCAACTTTGTTAAATGGGAAGGGTTGCTTACCTTCTTCAAGTCCATAAACCTGATTATAAGCTTCTTGAAGGGCACGAAGTTCTTGTGAGTTCATCTTAAAACTACTTTTCAATTATTTATAATCCTTGCCTTTCTTGAGATTGTTTTTGCATCTGCTTAATTCTTGGAACATCTTGGGAAATAGGAGATTTAGGTCTGTAATGAGTATGATCAGGATACATTAAAAAATGTGCTTCTGCACCTATTGCATCAGCAACATCAGGATCTCCACTTGCCTTTGCCTTCGCATATCCTCCTTTTTCCATTTCAAGTCCCGCCTTCCTACTATCATAGTTTGGAGGATTTTGAATATCTGCTTCTAAAATAAACTGCTTAAAGGTTTTCATTTTCCACCTTTTGCAGAATAACGTCCTTTTTCTGCAGCAGACCAATTAGTTGTAGTAAAAGTCTTCTTACCCGTATTTGGATCAGTGGTTAGTTTACCTTCTTTTCCTCCTTGTTTTGCGAGAACAGTTTTTGGTGAGAAGAATGTTCCTTTTCCTGTTAATTGCTTACCATAATTTGGATCATTATACCAAGCATCTTTTTCACTTGATCCTGGTTTCATACCAGCAGATGTTTCCAAAGATCTTCTATTTTGTGCCAATATTTGTCTTGATTGTGCTTTTGTCAATCCTGCCTCAGCGTGACGTGCTTCTGCATCCATTTCTTGACTTCTTGCAAATGATGGAACACCGTAGGATCCAGATCTTAACTCAGAAGCAGCATCTCTTTGGCGTCTAGCATTACCCAATTTGCTTAACTCTGCTTTTGCCTTTTCCATTTCAATATCTTTTTGGAGTGTTACAATATTTGGTGAAAATTTTTCAACAATACTCTCCCTCCATTCTTCACTCATATTTGCCATAATAGCAGTTGCTGCTTCTTCAGTATCAGCATAACCTTCATCAAGAAGGTGTGAAAGGATGATGTCGTAAAGATCAACTTGCTCAATCTTCATTCTATCTGCAGATCCTTGTTGAACTTTTGCAGTATTGTATCTTGATCTTTCATCCGCAGTAGGTCCTGATCCAACTCTAGATTGCTTATAAAGACCACGATCAATGGTCGTATCTCCTTTAGAAATTTTTTCTCTTTGTCCTGGAGTAGTAGTTGTAAATGTTCCAGGAACAGGTTTATTTGGTCCAATACCAATATCAGTTCCAGGTATAGATAATGCTGGTTTTACTTTCACAGAACCAGGAACACCACCTTTTTGTGCGAGGACTTCTGCTTCATCAAGTTCATAAACCTGACTATAAGCTTCTTGAAGGGCACGAATATCTTGAGGTTTCATCTTACAACTACTTTTTAGATATTTATAAAAAAGAAGCGTCTCCGTGTTGAAGACGCTTCTTGAGTGCTTGGCGACGTGCCTTTGCTTGTCGGAGTGCTTGCGGTTTCAATTTCCGCTTCTGCTCCTTCTTGGAATGGTGTTGCCAGTTTGGAACTTTCATCGGTCTTGTGCTTATGATTCTATTTTATATGAGAATCCTCCCTCGTGCGAGGGGGGTGTGCCACTTTATTTATTGTCCCCACCCCTCATCTTTTTCATATACTCACTTCTCCTTTTTCTTTCATCATCAGTAATATTGAGTTTGGTTCCAACTTCTAATCCTACATTTAATCCTCGTTTATGTTTTGGCAACCTACCCCTAATAAATCCATCTGGTTGAGTTTCACAATATTTACATTCTACACCATTATTCCACCACTTTTTATTTTTAGTCCAAGTATTTTTTCCCATATTACTATCAGACACCTTTTTACACCACTCTTCCTTTTGTTCGGGAGTGCGATGTCTCTTAACACCACTTTGAGATTTACTCATTCTTTGTTTAGAAATATCTGAATGTCTTCCACCTTCACCACCCTCTTTAAGATTATAATCTGGGTTTAACCACCCAATATAATGTTTTTCCAAATCGTCAATATTATCATCATCTCTAACTTCTTTAATGCAAATAATTGAAAAGTTTTCTGTCCCATATTTTTTTAAAGCCCTATGAAAATAATCTTTAGGGGAAATTGATGCTGATTTATGAGTAGAAAATCTCCAATTTATTGTTCTTGAAGTTTTGCCAATATAAAACTTACCATTTATATTGTTTGTAATTTTGTAGATGAATCCCATTTATAAACACTTCGTCTAATCTAAACTATTTATAAAGGTTTAATTCTAGAAAATCCCCTCTCCTTCTCAAAGTGGAATACATTATTAAACTTATCTTGAAGGTCTGGTTTATGGGAAATTACGAATACATTAGTATCCTTAACAACATATTTAATAATTTTAAGAAACTCGTCAGCACCAAATCCATCAAGAGAAGAGTCAAAAACTTCATCAAACAAGAGAATATTGCAATTTACAGAGTTTTTAACTCTTGCTACTTCCCTCCAAGCAAAAATTAAGGCAAGGTCTATACGGGCCTTCTCACCTTCACTGAAAGAACTATAAGAAAAATCTTCGTGAATAGGGGACTTAATACTCTCATTAAATTCAGAATCTAATTCAAAATTAATGTAAAAATCCATCATCTGCAAATAACGATTGACCTGTTGATTGATGAAGGGAAGATATTTTTTGATAATTTTGGTTTTTACACCGTCATCTTTGAGAAGAGAATACACAAAATCATAATGAACGATCTCTTCTTTTTTAGTTCCCAAATCCTCAAAGACTTTTTGAAGATTGGTTTGAAACTCTTCTAACTTTTCGTGCTCGGTATTCTTATTTTCAAGTTGTTCGGTAAGTGTTTGAATTTCACTTTCCAAATCCCTAACCTGACGTTGATTAGAAGAAATCCTCGCATTATTTTGAGAAATTTCATTATTAAGTTTCGTAATCTCTTTAGATAGAGAAATAAATTGACGCTCTCTCTCTTCTTCCAGTTTTATGGTCTCTTCAAGATTTTTATAACCTTGTTGAAGTTCCTTTGCACTATTTTGAGCGTCTGCAATTCTATTTAACCGAAACTCTTCTTCAATTGTTTGAGTACAGGTAGGACAGACCGTATTTTCTGTGAAGAACTTGTGTTCTTTGGTAATAGTGGATACTTTCTGTGAAATTTTACCTTTCAAATTTCCCAACTTCTTCAATTTATCAGTTGCACCAACAACCTCTTCTTGTTCTTTAGTATATGAAAAAATACTTTCTTCGGTAGTTGAATTTTGAAGCATATAAGCATCAACTTCACTCATCAAATTGGCAATCTTCTGTTTGTTAGAAGTGATATTGTCTTTTCCACGACTTTCCAACTGCTCAATAAAGTTCTTCTGCATTTGAACTTTATCTTTGAGAGATTCTTTCTTAAGATCCAGAGATTTAATCTGTTCCTTTTGTTGGCGGATCTTATCTTTAATCAAATTATTCATTGAAGAGAAGATACGAATATCCAGCAAGTCTTCAATCACCTCACGACGATGTGCCGTAGTGAGTTGCATAAACGGCACAAAGGTGCTAGAACCCAGAATCACAATCTGGGTAAAAGACTTATAATTGACCTTGAGAATATTCTCTTCTAGAATTTTTTGATTAGCACGGTCATCTGCTTCCTTATGCAGTTGTGTCCCATTAACCTCAATATCAAAAATATTTGGTTTAATTCCGCGACGAACCAAATACTCACGATTATTCACAGAAAACTCAATCTCTACCAGACAGTCCTTTTCATTAGTACTGTTAGGAAGTTGAGGTTTGTTAATTTTGCGAAATGGGCGATTGAACAATACAAAAGTCAAGGCATCCAACACAGTGGATTTACCAGCACCATTTGTCCCAACAATCAAATTGGTATGATTTTTTTGGAAGTCTATCTCAGTCCAGTTATTGCCAGTACTTAAAAAGTTCTTCCATTTAATTTTTTTAAAAGTTATCATTCTTAGGAGGAATTACAATGTCGTTGGGGGTAATCACTGCATATCGGTAATTATACATCTTACAAGTCTTTATGGCAAGCTTATCATCTACTTCTACAACTTCCATCTCTTTTTCTTCTTGGTCTTCCAGCATCAGGGCATAACGAGTCGCATCATCTTCATCCTCAAAAAGAAACAAAACTTTTTCCCCATAGGATGTTTCAACCGCATATGCACCATCTTCTTTTCTATCTTTAAGAGTGAGAAGAAACATTTTACTCTACTTCGCAAGCTTGTCGATAAAGATCCTGAATAATACCTTTAATAATGTTCTTATCAAATTGAACTTCAGACTCATCAATATAGCGATTTAGAATTGAAATAGTATTCTCTTCCTCATCAACTTGAAAATCTTCACTTTCTTGAATTTCAAAGTTCTCAATAATTTTAAGATCTTGAATTCCTACCGTATATAATTTATCTACAAACTTTTCAAAATCTTTTGGTTTAGATTTTTTACGAACAATAATTTTTACAATTTTATTTTCATATTCAGTAGCATCAAACATCTGATAAGGAGTATCCTCATAATAGATGTTATAAAATAATTTATAAGGATTATTAATTGGAGTATGAGTGAGAGTTTCCGTATCAAAGATATGAAATCCACGAGTATCATTCACATCTGTCCAGTACATTTCATAAGGATTGCCAAGATAGAAAATGCGTCCATTATCAGAACGAGTGTGGTAATGACCAGAAAATACCTTTGTGAAGTTTGAAAAAATATTCGAATCCAGTCCATGTTCCTCCATAATCAAATTGCGATTGACACGAAAACCTTGAAGTTCCAAATGCCCAAATGCAACTTTTGCCTTTGACTTTTTAATCACATTCATCGTTTCTTCATAGTTTTCACTACAAATCCATGGAATGAAAGTCATATCAAT